GTTACGGGCCTCCGATAACGTTCGGTCCCGGCTAGACGAGTAGTTAAGCTACTAGCTCATTGGATCAGTGAAAGGGCTCCCCTCCCAGTTCTTTCTCAAGAATTAGAAGAGGACCACCTTCCACCCTCAGAACCACTGAGGTTCCCAATTCATGATGGATTGGCTCCCAAAGGACCCTAGATCCAGAACGCGGACGGCGTTGAAGTTGCTCGGCAAACTGCCAGGCAAGGTCAATACTCTCCGTATTCTTTTTCCAGAGTCTAAAGGTTGCCATCGATCTCGAAAGGGCACGAACCCAACGTTTCCCCTTCTTGGCGTCGCCGAAGAATGGGAGATTAGGAATTCGAACCCCTGCGAACTCTGCGGCTACGCTCGCGAGCTCCAGTAAGGGACCAAAGATGGTCTCCGGATCCGGCAGAGGCACTGCTCCTTGAGCTCCTACCTTACTGTCAAAATACTTCCTGTAACTATTATAGTCCAGGTTGTAATTAACAGATTTGGTAAGATTCATAGGCACTACCTTCGGTAGTGACAGGACTTCCACCCAGAGTTGTATCCACTCGCCGAGCGGAACTCTCAGGTTTGGTCCTGTAACAATGTCTCTCTCGTACATCCGTGAGGACAATGGCGGGAGGCGTTTAACCATATCATCTGCTCTATCCCAAAGTCGGAATGTCCTGGCTAGTATTCCATGATTCGTGTTAAAAACACACAATCTGAAGTACTGCCAGAACACAGGACTAAGGGGAGGGCAGTATGATAGGACAAGGTCATGATCTCGGTGGAGCAAGATTTGCTCGTCGATAATGGCCAAGCCCTTTTGTATGGTTGAATCGGCGCAGGCGGGCACCCTTGGTAACTGGCCGATCCGGCCGGAAATCAAGTTTGCTAAAGAGGCGTTCTGCCCCAAAGGACCCTCCCTAGAGAATTCAAGTTTGCCAACAATCTTGTCGGCACTTGGCTCCTCTATGTGAATCCAATGGAACAGAGCTTCCCCTCCCAGCCTGCGCTGGAACTCTTCGAAAATCTTCTCGCGAAGATGTTCTACCAAGCGTCGGCTCAGATTCCGGGCTAGAACACTATCAACCTTGATCTTGCGTACCAACGCAATATCCTCTTCTGGTAAGACATTTGTCAACCAGTCGAGAACGGAAGATATACTTAACTCCTCCCTATCAGTCTTTGACTGAAGAGGATTAAGTAGACAATAGTGGACTAGTCTGAGAATCGACGAAGGTCGGCGCCCAGACATCTCCGGAGTGAGGACTGTCCACTGTGCTGAAGTGACTGCCCTACGTAGTAAGGCAGAAACCTCTGTCAATGGTTTCCCAATCCTTCGGAGTATCCTTTTGGAGAATTCTAATCGCTGCGTCCATGTTGAGCAAGCGAGCTCTTCACGAAACGACAACGGTGAGATATCACCCTCTGGGATGTACCGTCGGTTCGCAAATTCAAAACAGTTCTTATCGGACTGTAATGACTTCGCTAAACCGATGGTAATTGAGAAATCGGCACACACCTCTTTATACGCCGTAGCTACGGCGGATGAAGTGGCAATGTCGACATCATCTCCTAAGATTAGGTAATCCTTGAACCACTCCTCTTGCTGTGTTGCTTTGTAATGAGCAAACTGCACTAGGCTATGGTGTACCAAGGCCATCGACGCCCAAGAAGACAGAGCACCCATCGGTTGTCCGGTCCCATACCGAACCGCCTTTGGTGTTACGTCGCCCTTCTTAACTGGGAGGTAAAAGTCACGATCGGTGAGAATTGAAGCCCACAGATCCACTCTCTCCTTAGCGACGCTAGGATCCTCATCTTTCGACGAAAGAAAAGGAACTAAGACCTCTTTATAAAGTCTTAGTGGGATTGAATCTGTTGCTGTTTTCAAGTCGAAAGACCAATGCGGACGAAGTCCACGTTGGAAATATGCCTGAGTAACTCCATCCTGATCGAAGGTAGCGTCATTAGACGCAATTCCTTTGAGAAGGGTAAAGAGATGCTCATGCACAGGCTTGAGCGCAGCTTGGGTCCAATAATCACAAATCGCAACGACTCGTACTTTCCCAGCAGGTTCATCTATCGCATGTAGCCTGGACAGGATCGGCCGACCTAACAAACCAGTGGCCTTCGTCACTCGCATCGCCATAAGGAGTCCGTTGGCCGTGAGGCCTCCAGACATTGGACAGTCGGTTGACAGTCCTTCCCCTTGTTTTAGAACCGAATCCACCGAGAAATTCTCGATAGAAATCGCTTCTAAAATTTGGGCCATAAGGTGATCCTTGTGAAGACGGAACCACTCCAGAACAAAGTTCCGGGGTGAATCCTTCCACGCATGTGCATCTAACAGAGCACTTGCTGTGGAAGGACCTGATAAGTTAGCACCAGCCGATCTGACCAGTAACCCTAGGGCACTCTCATATTCAAAAGGAGGCAGCTTGCCACCTAAGAAATGAGAAGAGACCAGCTTAGGGAAAATCTCCGAGCAAAATCTCTGGTACTCGATAAACGTTTGGTTTTCATCAAGTATTGGATGAGGTGCGATGATTGACCCTACATTAAGCTCCGGATGCTTCGCATCCATAGCTCGATATAGGTTTAGTAAGGAGGCAATAACCCGTATTACGGGGAGATTGTTACTCCGAACCATGTCTCTCAACGCTCTCGGCCAGTACGAGGGAAGACCGCGCGTTAGTCGAATACCCCACCCTAAGGGAACGCTACTTTTGATAGGGTTTCCTGACATAAATGAGTAGAGGACGAATAAAGCAACTTTCAAATGCTTTATAGCGCCCATCTGCCCATTATGCTTAATGAGGACTTGGAGTTGTCGAGCCACAGGGGTAAGCAATTCGTGGAAACCTCCCGAATTCTTCACTTCTGTGTAGTGTAGGAGCTCACGCCCCCACAAGTACACAGTCCGGACAACTGAATCGGCTGTCTCGGAGACCATAGTTGAGCCAGCAACAGTAGGAACACTAGACCGGACTTTCGCTCGAAAGTCTAGAAAAGTCTTCCAACTAGCTCTACTCAACTTTGACCACTTCGACTCAAATCCCACCGGAAGGGGGGAATTTTGAGAAGAAGTAGCAGAACTGACGGCGTCAGTTTTGCTTCCGACAGTCTGAGGACGTTGCGAGGAAGGAGTGGCGATAACCATCAGGTGCATATCGTTAGAAACGCAGGTTCTACCTAGTGATAGGTAGTCTGCCTGGTTTAGATATAGAAGACTGATTGGAGCAAAAGGATCCACGACAACGAATTGCCGTGTTTCCCAGAGATCCCAGTCAACTAGAACTAACCAGTGCGCGACGGCACGCAGTGCCGGGCGAATCGCTAAGATTTGCTCCCGCGTCATCTCGGTACCACCGATGAGGAATTTATCCTGTCGAAGGACAAAGGATGATGAAAAGGAACGAGAAAAGTAAAGCATGTTAAAATTTAATTTTACTGTTTTGCTGGACTCGCTACCTGCCTTTCCCAATTCATTGGATCAAATCGGGTGGCCAGGCCGTGAATACTCTCGAGTAGAGTAGCCATGGTTTGCGTCACACTGTACAGGTTGTTAATCTGTATAGAACGACTCCTCCAATGACTCCTCAAAGGGCTGCTATCTTACCCACGTTGGGAACGAAGACCGGGTCTCCCTTGTCCCGGCTAGGTTGTGAATTTAGTTTTGTACGTTGTACAAGATGACTTTTCTATTCCTAGAATCACCCGCTTGCACGCAATACAAGAGGCTGGGCCTTGACGGACTTAACGCGATGCGTTTCCGTTGTGCCCACACTCACTAGCTTTTAACGTGTTCTAAGGACCCTCGCAGGGTCCCCGGACTGTTACCAGTTAGTAGTAAAGCGTTTAACATAGACAGCAGCCTTCAGGATTCGTCCATTTTGATCCGAAGGAAATGGAACCATACCAGAGGACAGCAACGTTGGTGTACGGTTAACACACCAAACGATGGCAGGCCGGGATTATAGGCCGTTCCCCCTCGAAAGAGG